AGACTGCCCCAGCTTATCACACCACCGAGAAATTGTCAACCCCCCGATGTCAGAATTTCCAGAAATAAGACTTACAAAAATCACACTGATTCTGATAAATACCTGCAATGACTTGACAGAAATGCTCTGTTAGATTATACTATAAAAGTCACTCAAATCCCCCCAAAGATATGTCAGTTGCTTATCGCCAGGCACAGAAACAGCGTTATCGCATTACTCTTGAGCTTGATGTAATGCATGACTTCGACCCGCACCAGCTTGATTGGGAGAAACTCTTTGAGCTGGAACCGGCAGAGAAGGTGACAGCTTATGTGGAGGACTTGAGCACACCGGACTTTTGGTGAGTTATAAACAGTGGGCCCTGTAAAGTGTTCTAGTAGTATAAGGGACGCAATCGGACGGACCCACTGACACCTCACCGATTGAATCTCAAGATCAGATCTGATCATCAGTCAACGTTAATCATCAGTCTTATGACATCAACTTTGCAGTCTAATCTCACCGATACCACTTACAACGGGTGGGCGAATTATGAGACCTGGAACGTATCACTCTGGATCGGTAATGATGAGTTTCTTTATAACACTGCCAAGGCATGTGTAAAGTACGTGAGTGATAACGAAACACCCTACGATAGGTTCGTTCGTTGTATGCACAATAACGAAGATTTCGTCACTGGTGATAACGTGCGTTGGGATGATGATAACATCGACCGTGATGAAATTATGGAGATGATGGAAGAACTCTGATCCGTCAGCTACCAGTCTAACAAATTGACCTGGAGATGTCAATAAACTCTCTGTCAGTTCTTTACACTTTTCTCTCGTTATTATGTCTCGCGAAGTTGCACTCGGTCTTCTCCGTCAAGGTAACACTGGCAGTGAAATTCTGTCGATTCTGGATGTGATCGTCTCTGATATTGAAGATGCTAATATTCAGGATTGTGCAGAGCATTATGCTGCTATCAGTGCTGATTTTGCGTTCTGATTGATAGTTACCGTGCGGGGAGTTGACATCAGTCTCTTCCCGTATTATAATGAGTTTATATCAGTGAATGAGCAGTGTTTTGCGCGGTTCGTTGATATCGCCCGGCGGGCGTTGTCCCCGTATATAAAAATCCATCACTACCCTAACCTACAGAGGTGACAAAATGCGAGCTAAATATAAAAACTGAAAAAAAATTTTGAGGGGCTGAGAAGTCCCTTTTTTAGTTTTTTATAAAATTTGATATATAATTTTAAGATGTAAAACAAATTGAGTAAAAAAATTTCCGAAAAAATTTTTGAGGACCCTATGGAAAAAATATATCACATATATGCAAAGAATAAATGTATATTTCATTCATTAAAGGAAGAGGAGTTTCGAAGGACTTGGAATCAATTGAATAGTATGGTAGGATTAATGAAGACAGATTATACAACGGAAGATTTAAGTTATGAGGAGGCTGTATTTTTAAGTGAACATGGTGGAGGAGGATCTTTCGAATCACCTTCGTATTGACGCCCTTGGGTATTGACTGAACATATATAATCTGTTAGAATTGAACTGAAAGTTTATTTCCATTATGGCAAAAGGATTTACTGTAAAAACTGTAGCACCAAAGAAGGAATCAAAACCTGATTTTGACATTCCTGCGATTAAGGAACGTATGAAAGGGAAGACGATTGTATTTTGTCTTCCAGGAAGGGGATGTTCATATATCTTTCTGAAGAACTTTGTACAACTATGTTTTGATATGGTACAGAATGGTATGGCCATTCAGATCAGTCAAGATTATAGTTCAATGGTTAACTTTGCACGTTGCAAGGTATTGGGAGCAAATGTACTTCGTGGACCAAAGCAAATTCCTTGGGATGGTAAGTTGGAGTATGACTATCAGTTATGGATTGATAGTGATATTGTATTTGACACTAACAAGTTCTGGCAGTTGTGTGATCTTGCATTATCTGAAGATGGCACAGAACGAGAGATTACTGCTGGGTGGTATGCCACAGAGGATGGTCAAACTACATCTGTCGCACACTGGTTAGAAGAGGATGATTTCCGTAAGAATGGTGGAGTGATGAATCACGAAACTGTCGAATCAATGTCCAAGCGTAAGAAGCCATTCACGGTGGACTACACAGGATTTGGATGGGTATTGATTAAGAAGGGAGTTTTTGAGAATCTTGAGTATCCATGGTTTGCACCGAAGATGCAAGTCTTTGAATCTGGAAATGTACAAGACATGTGTGGTGAGGATGTCTCATTCTGTCTTGATGCAAAGGATGAAGGATTTGAGATTTGGTGTGATCCTCGAATTCGTGTTGGACATGAAAAAACTCGTATTATTTGATTTTTATTTACAGGAGAAAGTATTATGGCAATGATGAAAGGTGGTTCTTATGTTGAAGGTAAGCCTAAAAAAACTCGTCAAGGCTCGTCTCAATATACTAAACTCGCAGCGTCTTCTCGTAATGGTAAAAAGAAGAGGTATAGGGGTCAAGGAAAATGAGTGAGTTAATTGTAAATCTACCTGCACAAAAAGTATGGGTTCGTAAGGAATACTTACGTGATTTACAAGATGGACATGGTGAATTTGTAGAAGGCGTTTGGGTATCGGCAAAGTCCATACCTGGACGCACTTTTTATTTTGAGACTTATTTACCAGAGTATGCGGCAATGTTTGATAAATTGCCTATCAGTGCCTTCTGTAGTCGCCCTGAGCTGCCTTCTCCTGACCTTGACTTACCCAACCTTCAGTTTTGGAATTGTATGGATTATGGAGTCACTAATATTCATAAGCAATTTACTGGTTCAATGCGTTGGGAAATTAGAACAAGGAATTTTGGATCACTTAATGGGTCATATATTTGCACTTTAGACAATTATCATCATAGTGCGAATGAGATTGACTACAGTACAAGTGAGATTCCACAGGAACATAAGTCATTTAACCTCATTGAACTTGAAAATGGGCAATATGCACTATATCCAAACAACCGTTGTCGCATTTATGACATCTCATTAACACCATCAGAAGCTAAAATACCTGATTTTAAGGTATCTACGGAGTATTATGAGGTCGAAAATGATATTGACTGGGGTCGATTAGGTGATACTGATGAATATTTTTGGGAAACACCCGAAGAAAAGTTAAAAAAAGAAGTAGAAATGCTTGAAAATGGTCCAATTTCTTGTGGCCCGGGTCATTTTACTCAAGGATATGGATTTTTTGGAAAAACAAATCAAAATAATTCAGAATCTCAAAAATAACTCAATAAATCCTTAATAAATAAGGTAAGATTTGCTGTAAAAACAACAAAAAAATGCCATTAGAACGGGTCAGTCGGGGATTTAAGGATGTGAGTTTGGCTTTTTCGCCAAATCCAGTCACTAATGACTTGATTGTACTCAATAATGAAAGAGCAATTGCAAGATCTATTCGTAATCTAATATTTACACAAACTGGGGAAAAATTTTTCAATCCAGATCTTGGCACTCATACATTAAATCCAAATTTTCCACTATTTGAAATCATTGATAATATCAATGCGACCGAATTTAGGGAAAATCTTCTCAATTTGATACAAAATTATGAACCAAGGGTTTCTGTTATAAATGTATTAGTAGAACCTGATTGGGATAATAATGGATATAATATTACAATTTCATACAGAATCATAGGAGCAGATATTGTTCCGCAGCAATTAGAATTTGCAATTTTACCAACAAGATAAGTGCTTTAAATGGCCCTCCAAAATTTTACTGGTCTAGATTTTGACCAAATAAAAACAACACTTATAGATTACATAAGATCAAATTCCAATTTTACGGATTATGATTTTGAGGGATCTAATCTATCGACAATTATTGATCTGTTAGCATATAACACCTATATTACTTCATATAATGCCAATATGGTATCAAATGAGGTATTTTTGGATAGTGCGACATTGAGAGAAAATGTTGTTTCACTTGCTAGAAATATTGGATATGTCCCAAGATCAAAGAAAGCTTCTAAAACAAATATAAATTTTTCAGTTGATACTACGTTAATATCACCAAAACCAACATCTTTGTTACTGAATAAAGGTGTGGTTGCAGTATCACAGAATCAATTTGCAAATCAATCATTTACTTTTATAATTCCTGAAGATGTAACGGTTCCAGTAATAGATAACACTGCAAGATTTGATAATATTGAAATTTTTGAAGGCACATTACTTAAGCAATCTTTTACAGTAAATTATAGAAATCTCAAACAAAGATTTATATTACCAAATACGGGAATTGATATTGACACCTTGAGAGTAAAGGTAAGATCTAGTGAATCATCTAGTGTTGCGACAACTTATTATAAAAAGGATAATCTTTTTGATAATAATTTGAATAGCGTTTTAAATGAAGAATCGACCATATTTTTCCTTCAAGAAGTAGAAGGTGAGCAATATGAATTAATATTTGGCGATGGTGTATTTGGTAAAAAACTTGAAGATGGAAGTATTATAGATGTTACATATGCAGTAACATCTGGAGAATCTGCAAATGGTGTTAGTAATCTTGATTTTAGTGGAAAGTTATCTTATGTAAGAAATTCTATAGATTATACAGTTGTAAGTGGAATTAGTTTTTTAACTTTAGATAATGTTACTACTGGTGGGGAATCTATCGAAAGTGTAGATTCTATTAGAAAATATGCTCCTCAAATATATTCAACTCAAAATAGAGCTTTAACTGCATCAGACTATGAAACTTTAATACCAAGAAAAATTTATACTGAAGCAGAATCAGTATCAGTATTTGGTGGTGAAGATCTTGTTCCACCACAATATGGAAAAGTTTTTATCAGTATAAAACCAAGAACTGGAGATTTTGTTCCCAATTCAATTAAACAAAATATCAAAAATCAACTTAGAAGTTATGCAGTAGCAGGAATTGTCCCTGAAATTTTAGATTTAAAATATCTTTTCCTTGAAACAGATAGTAAAATTTATTATAATCCAAATTTAGTTGAAAGTTCTAGTTTTTTATCATCATTAATCCAGTCAAATATCAATAAGTACGGAGAATCTGCAGAGTTAAATAGATATGGTGCAAGATTCAAATATAGTAAATTTTTAGGTATTATTGATCAAAGCCATGAAGCAGTTTCATCTAATATTACAAGTGTTAAGATGAGAAGAGACTTAGGTCTTGCTATTAATTCATTTGCCGAATATACAATTGACTTTGGAAATGAATTTCACATTCAATCTATGAATGGTTTCAATATTAAGTCAAGTGCTTTTAGAGTTTTAAATATTTCTGATGATGTTTATCTTTATGATGTTCCATCTACAAATAGAACAACTGGAACAATTTCTTTATATTCTGGCAAATTCACTGATCCGGTTATAAGAAGAAGAAATGTTGGTACAATTGACTATATGAAAGGCAGAATTACTCTTAGACCTATTAACATAGTTTCTGGAAAGAGTAAAAATGATCAACAAATTATGGAAATTACTGCTTGCCCACACTCCAATGATGTTATAGGACTACAGGACTTGTTTATTCAACTAGATAGAGTTGATGTTGAAATGATTGCCGATCCAATTTCTTCTGGAAATGATCTTTCTGGTTCAACATTTACTTCATCATCTAGTTATGTAAACGTAAACAATAATCCATATTAATAGAAAAAAACAATGGCAGAACAAAGAGTTAAGGTTAGTCAAATTGTTTCTAATCAACTTCCCGAATATGTAAGACTACAATATCCACAATTTGTTCAATTTTTGACGCAGTATTATCAGGGTCAGGAATATCCAGGAGCTCCTCTTGACTTAATACAAAATATAGATTCATATATTAAAATAAATGAGAATGGAAATACTGTTGGTTTTACGTCTCTTTCTAATGATATTGATGTTATTGACAATTCCATTCAAGTAGATAATACTAGTGGATTTCCTGAAAAATATGGATTATTAAAAATTAATGATGAAATTATCACATATTCTGGAACAACTTCAACTTCATTTACTGGTTGTGTACGTGGATTTAGTGGTATTACTTCATTTACATCATCAGACAATATAGAAGATCTTGTATTTTCAAATTCAGAGGCATCTTCACATTCTGAGGGCGATAATGTTGAGAATTTAAGTAGATTATTCTTACAAGAATTTTTTAAAAAGATAAAAAAACAATATCTATATGGACTAGGTGATCAAAAATTAACGGATAATTTAAATAAATCCCAATTTATCAGGAGTGCGAAAGATTTTTATTCAATAAAAGGAACTGATGCTTCGTTTAAAATTCTTTTTAAAGCACTTTTTGGCGAAAACGTTGAAATAGTTAGGCCATCGGACTATGTTATTTCACCTTCAAATGCCATTTATCAAAAAACAAAGGATTTAGTAGCAGAATTTATATCTGGAGATCCATATGATTTAGTTAATAAAACTCTTTATCAAAGTGGTGATGAAAATATACCGGAAGCATATTCGCCAGTTTCAAATGTAGAGAAAATATCTACTGGTTCATTAAATAAGGATTATTATCGAATAACCATAGATGGTTCTTATCTCAAAAAAGAGGGATCAAATACAGAATCAATATATGATAATTTTTCAATACACCCAAAAACAAAATGTATTGGTGAGATTGGTATTGGACAAACATTCATAGATGTTGACTCTACAGTAGGATTTCCAAATTCTGGCTCTTTAGATGTTGTATATAATGATTTCACTACGGATACTATCACATATTCAAACAAGACAATTAATCAATTTTTGGATGTATCAGTAATATCTAAAAGAATTTTAGATGGTTCTGATATAGATTATTCATCCTTTGCATATTCTGCTGGATTAGGTAGAACTGATGGGATTAAATTAAGAATAAGATCGGTGATAGGTGGATATAATATTCCAAAAGTAACTTATCAACAAAATATTGGTTCTAAGATAAAAATAAAATCTTTAGGAAAAATTGGCAATAAACTTAAAGAAAATAATTGGATATTTAACAATTCCCAATCATATAATGTGGAGTCTTTGGAATTAATTGACTCTAGAAATTTCGTTTATAGATTAACAACTATTGATGATAATATTCTAAGAGTTGGCGATACTTTGAGATTAAAATCACTAAATGATGTATTTTTAACTGATGATTTTACAGTTACAACGATAATTAATAATAAAATTTCTTTAATACGTGGAAGTGACGTTGAAAATCCCAACGGAATAGTAAGTGTTAATAGAATTTTAAATAAAGTTAAAACTAATATACACCCACAACTTAGTAAATTTACTGCAAATGTTCAAAATGTTTATATCGATAATGATGATGATAGTGTTTTAGTAGCTTCAAATTCTTTGCCGTATTTTGAGTCACCTACAAATCCAGATATTCAAAAAATAATTCTTTCTGGTTTAGTTGCAAATAATCAAACTACACTTAAAGTTACTGAAGATTTTGATCATAATTTTTTCACTGGAGATTCAATTTATTATACTCCAAATAAAGATAATAATGGTAATGTGATTAGTAAAATTTTTGATGAAGGTTTATATTTTGTTCATAGAGTTGATTCTAATAATGTAAAGTTGGCAAAAAGTGGATCTGATTTATATAACGAAAAATATGTTACAATTGATGATCTTTCCGGAAAAGCAAACGTAGATATTACTAATCATATTATAGAAAAATATGCATTTAATGGGAAGATTATTGAGCCGCAAAAATTAATCAGAAAAATTCCCAATATCCATAATCAGAGAGATGATGAAGTAAATGAAAAGTCACTTGCCACTAAAGCAGGGGCTACTGGAATTTTTATAAATGGTGTTGAAATTTTAAATTATAAGTCTCATAGTTATGTGCATTATGGAGAAATTGAAGAAATTAATCTTACCTCCCCTGGTTTTGGATACGATGTGATTAACCCACCACTATTATCAATTTCAGATTCTGTTGGTAGTGGAGCCACTGGAGTCTGTGGCGTGAAAGGAAACTTTGTAGATATTGATTTAATCGATGGGGGATTTGATTATCTTGATATTCCATCTATTCAAATAACCGGTGGAAATGGAAAATCAGCCAAAGCATCTGCAAATACAACGTTTGTAGATCATACACTCTCATTTGATTCCTCCAATCTACTCGACATTTCTGTAGATTTTGAATTGAGATCTGGTTTTGGTGGAATTTCAACTGAAACATCAAAAATTGGATTTTCAACATATCATAGATTTAAGAATGGAGAATCTGTAGTATATAAAACTCTTGGAGGAAATGCAGTCACAGGATTGTCAACGGATTCAACATATTATGTAAATGTAGTTAATGATTATGATATAAAGTTACATTTATCTAAAGGAGATGCATTAGCATCCTCTGGAACTGGTATTAATACAATTTCTTTATCGGATTTTGGAACGGGTAATCATTCTTTTACTGCAATACCAAAACTATCAGTTTCTTCAATAAGAATTATTGATCCTGGATTTGATTATGAAAATAAAAAGAGAATGTGTTCATCAGCGGGTATTAATACTTCCATCAATACGATAGATATACTAAATCATGGGTATAAAACTGGCGAAATAATTAGATATTCTTTTAATGAAACATCTATTGGAGGTCTTTCTACAACAAAGGATTATATAGTAACAACTATTAATAATGATTCCTTTAAATTATCTGATGTTGGAATCGGTTCTGATTTAAAATATTTGTATTTTAATAGAAACGTCTTTAAAAATTTAACGTCTTCTGGTTCGGGATTACACACTTTCAATTATCCAGAAATTTCTGTAAAAGTTATTGGAAAAGTTGGAGTAACTTCTATAGGTGAAGATACTTTTGAAGCTAAAGTTCAACCAATAGTTCGTGGTGAGTTAACTTCAATACATTTAACTAATAATGGACAAAATTATGGAACTAGTAGAATCTTAAACCTTAAAAGATTGCCAAAGGTAAGTTTAATTAGTGGAACTGATGCTGCACTAAAACCTGTCATACTAAATGGACAAATTGTCAATGTCGTAATTTTAAATTCTGGAAAAGATTATACATCTATACCAGATTTGATTGTACGTGGTACAGGAACATCTGGAAAATTAGTACCGATATTAAAAGATGGTGCTATTGTTGATGTTAAAATATCCAGACCTGGCGTTGGATATGAGCAAAATTCCACATCAATTGAAGTGTTGCCGGCCGGCAATAATGCAGAATTTGAATCAGTAATTCAATCGTGGAGAGTGAATGAGGTTCGAAAAAATCTATCAAATGTCAAGGATGATGATATTTTTGTTTCTCCTAGTATGAATGATGGCAAAGGATTGCAGTGTTATTTTGCTTATGGCCCAAGAAATTTAAGAAAATTAGTATATTCCACTGATAGGGGTGGGAGAATTTTGTATGGTAGAAATGATCTAAGAATTGTGAATGGATTAGAGTCTAGCAATATAAACCACTCACCAATTATTGGATGGGCATATGATGGAAGTCCGATATATGGTCCATATGGATACAAGACAAATAAAGGAACTGGAGGAGTAACACAACTTAAGAGTGGTTATACATTAAAGTTATCCCCCAATAGACCTCCATTAGTAAATTTTCCTGAAGGATTTTTTGTTGAGGACTTTGAGTGGAGTTATTCTTCTTCTGAAGATACTCTTGATGAAAATAATGGAAGATTTTGCATAACACCAGAATTTCCAAATGGAATCTATGCGTATTTTACAACTTTTGACGCAATACCATCAGAGGATGGGGTATTTAAAAATTTTAAAGCACCCACATTTCCATATGTAATTGGAAATTCATATCATAAAACTCCAGATGAGTTTAATTTCAAAAAAAGATCAAATCAGGATGATATAAATTTAAATGATTTTAATATAAGTAGAAATACATATCCATATTTGCTGTCTAATGATAATAGTGGTTATGATTATCTGGTAGAATCTTACAAATTTACCGATCAAGATCCTACTATTACATCAGTAAATAGGGGAAATATTACATCAATTGGTATTGTTAGTGAAGGTATAAATTATCAAGTTGATGATACAGTCGTTCTTGACGCATCGACCACCTCTAGAGATTTTGGGCAAAGTAACAAAGTTTCTCTGATAGGAGGAGTTGGTGTATCTTCAATATCTTGCGAAACCTTTATCGTACCAAACTTAGAATTTTATCCAAATGGAAGCACTGTAGTAGCTGTACACACTACTAACCATAATATTAGTAATAATGAGGCATTGAATGTAGTTGGACTGAGCACTGAAAAATACATTAAACCGGGTCAGTATACTGTTGGTATTTCTTCATTAACATTTGAACTGCAAAATACTTTAAATGCTCAAAATATAACCGGAATTGTTACTTACATAAACATTAAGGCTAATACAACTTCATTTTTCTCAGACTTAAAGTTTGTAGAACCAAATGATGTATATAATTTATATGCAAATAAGACGTATACTGAATCAGTTCGTGTTCTTCTCCCACAGGTCGGAACTGCAATTACAAGCAAGGCTTTGGATCCTGAAAGCAATCCTACAAGATTTACCGATGCTGCCGTATATGACTATATATGGGATAATTATGATGAATTTGATGTTGATGGTGATGGAGTAGTTTCTTTTAATGATGCGATAGTTATAGTAAGACACCTGTATGGAGACGAGGTTAAGGAAAGGGGTGCTTTTTCTGGAAATCGTATTTTTTCTACAGGTGGCGGTATTAGTGGAATTGGTTATAGTGGTGTGCCGGCCGCCGCCACAAGAACTACCAACAGAGAAGTGAGAGATTTCTTGGATTTCAGATCTTTTCATTCTAGGGAAGGTAATATTGGAGTTTCTACAAATGTAATTACTGGTATACAAACGGGATATCTTTTTTATGGATCAGATCCAGATAATGTTGTTCGTGGAAAAGTTAGTATTGGCCAATCCGTCAACAGTACATTTGTGGCTGCTGGCACTACAGTGACTGCTATTGGTAAAAATTCTATTACTATCAGCAACACTACAACAAATACAGAAACTCAAGTAGGAACTTCAATTACATTTGGAAATGGATTGTATGATGTTGATGGTAATGGTCAAATAACTGTTTTTAGTGATGGCATAATGATAGCTAGAGTTTTTGGCCCTAGTGAATTTAAAAATCCATCTGATAATGGCATAGCTGGTTTTGCTACTGATAATACAATTTTTGATACTCTTAAGGTTTTAAATATAGATCCAGATTTGGGAAGAATTAGAGTATTACGAACAGGTAATGGAACATATAGTGGTGTATTTGGTTCTAACAGTGAACTTGTAGAAAGATCTAGAAAAGTAGAGATTCCATTCATTGGAATTTCAACAGTTAATGACTCAAGAAAAACCTATGAGTATTATTTTAATCCTACAGAATCCATAGGAATAGGGGAAGACATTAGTGCAGGTGCAGGTACTACAATTACATTTACGAATCCTGGTGCTGGCCAAACTCAGGTCTTTGTTCCAACCAGAGCAATTTATCTTCCATATCATACATTAAGAACTGGTGATAAAGTTGTATATAAGACAAATATTGGAGATACAATAGGTGTATCTACTGTTAGTGGAGGTTCTAGTGTACCTCTTACCCAATATTCCGAGTTATATGTTGGAAAAATAAATGACAACTTTATTGGACTTTCTACAGTAAAAGTTTCTGCGGGAACAACGGATGGAATTTTTGTTGGGGTTACACCAGAAACAGAGCATCATGAATTGCTCTATTTTGTTGGGTTGGGGACAGGTGTATATCACAGTTTAACATTTAATAATCCAGACACAGTAACTGGTAATTTAGAAAAGAACATCGTTACTGTTTCAACTTCAAGTACGCATGGATTATCTCTTCTTGATAATGTTTTTGTTGAAGTAAAACCAAATATTAATGAAACAATAAAAGTAAAATATAACAAGAGTATTAGAAAATTAATTGTCAATGAATATGATTATGTCACATCAGGAATTTCTTCCGAAAATAGAACAATTTCTATAACAGATCATAAACTTTCAACAGGCCAAAAAGTTATTAATTTTTTAAATACATCTATTAATGATGATTCTTTTAAAGATGAGGGAGAATATTATGTATACGTTGTTGATAGAAATACAATCAAGTTAACAAATGAAAAATATGAATTATTCGAAAAAACTCCATCATTTATTGGACTTTCTACTCTTTCTTCAGGATCTTTATCTTTAATAAATCCCCCCTTAAATCTAGTTAAAAATTCTACGGTTAAATTTGATTTATCGGATTCTTCGTTATCTTATGTTCAAAATAATATTTCATATTCAGCGTTTAGATTTGATTTTTATAGAGATTCTAGTTATAAAGACATATATGTTACTAATGAGTTAAATTCATTATTCGCAGTATCTTCTGAAGGACAAATTGGAGTAACTGCAGGTGCAAATTATACATTGACAGTCAATGATAATACTCCAAATAGACTTTACTATAAATTAACTCCCATTGATTTAAATCAAAATGTAATAGAAAATAAACAAATTTCCGTAGATAAAGAAGTAGAATTTTTTAATTCTATTTTTCCAATAGATAGTGATTATTCTGGAAAGCATACGGTTACTGGAATTGGATCTACATCTTTTTCATATTTACTTTCAGTAAAACCAGAAGCATCTGCTTATATTTCAACAAACACATCACTATCATATAATACTACATCATCTAGTGCATATGGACCAATAAAAAATATATCTGTTGGTAATGGGGGCAAATATTATTCAGAAATTCCAGGAATTTCTGAAATAGTGACTGGAATAGGAACTGGAGCTATTCTTAATGTCTTCAGTGACAGTATTGGTAAAATTAATTCAGTAAGAATTGATGATATTGGATTTGATTACCCATCAGATTTAACTTTAAAACCTGAAGTATACATTCCACAAATATTAAGAGTTGAACAATTATCAAAGTTTAAGTCAATTAGTATAATCACAGATACTCAAGGTGCTACAGGGCCCACTAATATTTTTAGACACAATATACCACCAAAACTTGTTGTAGTTGATGGAATTACTAACAAAGTTGTGGATGATGCAATTTTGAAAATGAATCTACCTGAAAAAAAGGTAGACATTCTTCAAAATACATTTTCATTATCTGATGCTATACCAAAATTAATTCCTACAGAAAATGTAACTGGAATTGGATTCACTTCTTTAACATATGACATTTCAACCAAGGAAGTCACTGTTTCTTTGACTAACGCTCAAGGACCAAAATTTGCAAATCTCAATCAAAATACCACCGAAGATTTTGTAAATATTAGAGTTGGTGATAATGTTTTAGTAGAAAACGTAAGTGTTGGAGTAGGAACTACTGGAACTGGATATAATTCTTCAAATTATAATTACAAATTATTCCCAGTGGTAGGTGTTACTACTGCAACAGGAATTGTTACATTTAGTATGAGTAGTGTTATTGAGGACGATTATAATCCAGGTAAATTTATTAGTAATTTATCTTCACCTTCATTATTACCAGAAAGACTATTTCCAAAGTTCTCTATAGAGTTAGATAAAACTGGATTTAAAGAATCCGAAATTGTGAAGTCTGGTTCTAAGACAGGAAAGGTAATAAAATTTGATAGTTTCAATAAATTAGTTCATATTGAAAGCGCAGACGAATTTTTTATCAATGATACGTTAATTTCAGAATCCTTCGGAACAAAAGCTATAGTAAAAGATAATACTTTCTTTGAAAGTAGATTAGATTTAGACTATTATTCTATAATTGGAAGAAAATGGTCAAACACCACAGGTTTTATAAGTGATAATTTGCAAAGGGTACATGACAACGACTACTATCAATATTTTTCATATGCAGTAAAATCTAAAATTGGTATTGATAAGTGGGATGAAAGTGTAAGTACTCTTAATCATGCTGCAGGATTTAAAAAGTTTAGTGATTTACAAATTGAATCTTCGGTCCCAACTTCTTTGAGTATGAAACCAACGATTGAAGAAGTTACTACCGTGTTTATTACTCTCGATAATATTGTAGATTTGAACTGCTATGATAACTTTGATTTAGTTCATGAAAATTTACTTATTTCTGATGGTAATAGGACATTTTCAAATGAAATTAATTTTACATCCACAATCTTAACAGATTATGATGAATCTATTTCAAATAGAGTAGTTAATATTGATGATGTCAGTGGAGAGTTTAATAGTAATCCAAGATCAACACCATTTTCGGAAATATTCAGAACATTAACAGAAGACACAAGATCTCAAAAATTTATCACATACGTTAGAGATAGAACTTTTGTTGGAGAAAGGCAATTGATGGTGGCCACTGTTCTAACTGATACTGATCGCGCCTTAGGCATGATTAATCAATATGGAACTGTCTATACTCAATCTGATTTAGGATCTCTCGATTATGTGATTGACGGCAATGATGGTGTGCTTCGTTTTTATCCGACAAAATATCAATATAATAATTATAATGTTTCGTTCTTTGCATATTCTTTAGAAGATATAGTATCAATATCAACAGTATCTTCATCGCATACTGTAGGAATTTCTTCAGAATTAGCAGGAAAACCTCAAGGAAGTATAGCCAGTATAGGATCTTCCGAAATACTTACAGTTGGTACTGCGGTTACAAATTTAGTGGTCATTTCGGGTATTGGAACTACCCTTCCTAGTGTTAGGTCTGCAAAAGTTTTAGTCAATATTGAAGTCGATGATGGTCAAACTGAATTTAATGAACTTAATGTTATTCATAATGGAACAGATGCACATCTATTAGAATTTGGTCAACTAAATGCACATTCAATTGATACTTTTGGATCATCTGGTCTTGGAACATATGGTGCATCAGTTTCTAGTGATAATGAATTGATAATTGAGTTCACTCCATCAGTAGGACTTGGAACAACTGCAGTAATTAGTGCAAATACTATTACTGTGGGTCTCTCTACAGAAATCTATAATAATCAAAATTCTGGACTTGGTTCTGAGTCTACATTAAGTTCGGGAACATTAATAACAAAATGTACAGAATTAATAGGTGGTTCTGCAGAGTCTGTTGCAGAATTTTCAAGTGAGTTTGATGCTGCGTATTCAATTATTCAAGTTGCAGATCTTGATAATGATATGTATCAAATGTCAGAGGCTATCATTGTTTCTGATGGAACAGATGCTCACATTACAGAATTTGGAAATGTAGAAACTAATCATAGTTTGGGTGAAATGACTGGAGGTGTTAATTCAGGAATAACCCAGATTACATTCACTCCTGCTGCTGGAGTTGGAGATCTTCATGTCAAATCATTTACACATGCAATTAAAGTGGATACTGGAACTGATTCTGGAGAAATTGATTTAGATAACTCCAAATTGATAACAAATTCAGGAACTTACACTGGAACTGAATTAGATGTTAGAAAAGATTTTGAAATTCTCCATAAAACATATCCAGTATTTAAGAGAGTATTTGATGGATCTGACAGCAGTTTTGTTGATGTGGTCAATAATAAAATTATTCTACCATACCATTTCTTTACAACAGGAGAGAAAGTAGAATACAGACCTAAAACAGGAATTGGTACTAATAGTATAGGTATTGATGATATAACTGTTGGAAGTGGTACTACAGATAAATTACCAACTACAGTATATGTAATTAAATTAAGTGAAAGTGAAATTAGATTTGCACAAACCGCTGAAAATGCCCTTAAACCTTTCCCAGAACCAATTACAATAACTTCAGTTGGAATTAATAGTGATCATAGCATAACTTCAACTAATCAAAATCAGAGAGTATTAATTTCTATTGATAATTATATACAGTCTCCTATAGTTTCTACATCAGTAACAACATCTTTAGCAGATCAAGTTTTGATAACAGAGGATTCCGTCAAATTCTCGGGAATAACTTCGTTCTTTAGTGGTGATTATATTAAGATTGATGATGAAATCATGAGAATACGTGGAGTTGGTATTGGTTCCACTAATGCAATTACGGTCTTTAGAGCCTGGGCAGGAACCTCACTTGCTGGACACTCTACGGATAGTTTAGTTACAAAGATCAAAGGAAATTATAATATTATTGGAAATACACTAAACTTTATTGAAGCTCCTTTTGGCAATAATCCAATAAGTTCTACAACTAATGCACCATCTGAAAGAGATTGGGAAGGTATTACTACATCATCTTCATTCCATGCAAGAGCGTTTATGAAAACGGGTGTTGTTGGAGCTACCACAGACACATATGCAGGAAACTACATATTTGACGACATTTCTCAAAACTTTAGTGGAAGTGAGGACACTTATATAATAACTTCAGGAAATTCAAATGTTGTAGGAATCTCTACTAATAATGCGATAGTATTGATAAATGGTATTTTACAAGAACCAGGACTTAATAATGATTTTACTATAACTGAAGATTCTGATGTTGGAATAAGTTCTATTAAATTTACGGGAACAGCGAGTGCCACTTCTACTGATCCAAATTCACTTAATGTTCCTGTAGGAGGTATTATAGTTTCTGTAGCCTCATCTAGAGGACTTGGATATCAACCTTTAATATCTGCAGGTGCAACTGCTGTAATTTCAGTTGGAAATACTGTTGAATCTATTACTATTGGAAATACTGGTTCTGGTTATAGATCAAATAACATTTATGAAATTGAAACAACAACAAAATATTCTGTTGGTGTAGGATCTACTAACATTTTACTTTCAAATACTAATAGTGCCCTTAATGTTATTAATTTGAACACAAGTTCTACTAATACTATTGCAATTGGTACATACATTAAAGAAACAACATCTATTGTTTCTATAGCAAATACATTTGTTGGTATTGGTTCCACTTCTCCATATGAAATACCTGCAGGCACTTCAGTGAAGATTCAGATAGAGAATCCGGATGTCGGTATTGTAAATGTTGGTGTTGCTACGACTTCTTTGGGTATTGTGAATGTAACTCATGTCGGTTTTAGTACAATAAATGCAGGATTTGTTACGTCTGTGACAATAACAAATGGTGGAGATGGATTCTCATCAACAAATCCCCCATATGTAATATTTGATGAACCTCTCCCATATTCCAACATACCTTTAGTTTATAGTGAAACTTCTGTTGGAAGTGGAGGAACACAGGCAAAAGTTAATATTACTGTTGGACAAGGTTCTAGTGTGATTGATTTTGAAATCATTAATCAAGGTTATGGATATGGTCAAGGACATGTGCTTACCATTCCTACAGGAGGTATTACCGGTATTCCTACAGATTCTTCAATTGGAACATCATTTGAAGAATTTAAATTGACAATACAAGAAACATTAACTGATGAATTTTCTGCATGGTTTATCGGTGAAATAGAACCACTTGATGATTTCTCCGATCTTTTTGATGGATCCAGAAAAACATTCTCATTATTTAGATCTGGAAATAGATTGTCAGTTCAGTCTGATTATGGATCAATTGTAAACGTTGATGATGTCTTAATTGTTTTCATTAATGATATTTTACAAATTCCTGGCGATTCCTATACATTTAGTAGTGGAAGCACAATTACTTTTAGTGAAGCTCCAAAATCCGGAGATAGATTAAAGGTATTGTTCTATAAAGGAACGAGTGGAACTGATGTATTGCCAAAAGAAGTTACTAATGAAGTGCATGAGGGTGATGAGTTAATAATAAATTATGATAAATCTTTAAATCAAAACAAATTTAATCAACAAGACAATAGATCTGTTTATAGTGTACTTAGTTCTGGAACAGTTAAAACAAATTCATATTATGGTCCAGGACTATTATCAGACTCTTCTATTCATAGACCTGTTACTCTTTGCAAGCAAACTGAAGATAAAATGATCGAAGGGTTTGTAGTAAATAAAGATCGTGAGCAGTATGAACCAATCATTTTCCCCACAGCACATTTAATTACTAATATTGGAATAGGTTCTACAATAGCATTTGTTGATAATATTCGACCATTCTTCAATCCATCAAATGAAGCATCTAATTTAGATTTCCAAAATGATATAATTATTGTAGAAAATGGAGAAAAGGTTTCTGCAGCTGCTACTGCAATAGTTGGAGATGACACTCTAATTCAATCTATTGTTATTTCTGAAAATGGTGTTGGTTATAGTACAGCAACTGTGAGCATTGCAAGCACTGATGGTACTTTGGGTGTTGGAACAACAGCAGTAGCTAAAGCATACGCTATTATAAGTATTGGTGGAACAATAAATTCCATAGCTATTACAACATCTGGAATAGGTTATACGAATACAAATCCACCATCAGTGTTAATTTCGCCACCACAATTTGAACAAGAAACTAATAAAGTTGTATCTTTTGAAGGCGATTTTGGTATTATTGTTGGTGTTGGAACAACTAATGTTGGGGTTTCTACTGGAATAGCATTTGATTTAATAATACCTCAAGATTCTTATTTGAGAGATACTTCAATTGTCGGAACTGCAACAACATTAACAGGATTAAAAGAGGGTTATTACTTTACTGTCTTTAATTCAAACGTTGGATATGGTGTGACTTCACTTGATGAAAATAATGAAATAGTTGGAATTGGAACCACTTGTTTAGATAATGTTTATAGAGTTTCTGGAATCACCACTGCTCTTGAAAGAGATATAATAGGATATGGTTCAACTTATGTGACACGAGTTATTGTTAGCATTTCGACTTATTATGGATTGGATAGTGATATTCCATCTCCAGATCAAGTTGTTTCCGGATTTACCACAGATTTCTTTGGTAAATATAGTTGGGGAAGGTTAATGCTTTCTCAAAGAACTGGAGTAATAACTTATTCAGCACAAACAAATAATGGTGTTGTTGGAATTAATACTGGATCTTTTGTGAGGAGAAAAAATTCTTTAAAATTTAGAAATTATACCACATAAATAACTAAAAACATAAAAATGGCTGCAATTGTAACAGACAAGATTAGAATATTAAATGCGAAAAATTTTGTAGCAGGTATTTTGACTACTACAAATTCATACTATACTTTTGTGGGATTACCAAATCCCACATCTATTCAAAGTGACTGGAATGAAGACCCTCCATCTCCTGTAGATAATTTTGATAATGAGTCTGATATTTGGGATACGGCAATAGCACTTAAAAAGATAACAACGAATGATGTCAGACAAGTTGTCAATAAAAATACTTGGGAATCTGGAACGACTTACGATTACTATCGTCCAGATTATAGTGCTTCAAACCCACCAAAAAATTCAAATGGAACATCTTTATACACAGCAAATTATTACGTAATTAATAGTGATAATCGTGTTTATATTTGTCTTCAGAATGGAACTGCACCAGAAACTCCTGATGGAAAACCATCACTAGATGAACCACAATTTGTGGATTTAGAACCTAGATCCGCAGGCACTAGTGGAGATGGTTATATATGGAAATATCTTTATACTATAAAACCATCAGAATTAATTAAGTTTGATTCTACAAGTTATATGCCAGTCCCATTAAACTGGCAAACTGATAGTGAGCATGATGCAGTGAGAAATAATGCTGTTGATGGGAGTATTAAAGTTGTCGTAATTCAAAATAGAGGTGTAGGAGTAGGCACTGCAAATAGAACTTATCGTAGAGTTCCAATTAAGGGAGATGGTTCAGGTGCTGAATGTACTGTTACTGTAAATAATGATCAAGAAATAGAAAGTGTAACTATTTCTAATCAAGGTTCTGGATATACTTTTGGAAATGTTGATTTAAAGTCTGGAGGAGTTCCTGATGCTTCAACAATACCAGTTTTAGATGTAGTAGCAACTCCTGCTGGAGGTCATGGTTATGATATCTACAATGAGCTTGGTGCATCTAATGTGCTTTTATACACTAGAATAGAAAATGATTTGGAAAATCCAGATTTCATTACAGGAAATGAAATATCTAGAATAGGTGTTGTTGAAAATCCACTTTCATTTGGTTCAAATCAACTATTGAATTCAGATAAGGCAAGTGCCGTTTATGCAATTCGTTTAACTGGTATTGGTTATAGTTCGGCAGTTTTTACTGCAGATTCTACTATAACTCAAACTGTTGGAACCGGAGTTACTGCTGCTGGAAAAGTTATTAATTACGATAAAGAAACTGGGGTGCTAAAGTATTGGCAGGATAGAACATTAGCTGGGTTTAACACGGTTGGAACTTCCCAAACTAATCCACAATATGGATATAACCTAACAAGATTCACGGCATCTCCAACTTCTGGAGGAAGTTTTTTGATTAATGGTGGAAGTGTAACTTTATCAATTAGTACCTCTTTTAGTGGTTTCTCGACCACAATAAATAATAGAACATATTTCCTTGGGCAATCTTTCGAAAATGGATTATCAAATCCAGAAGTAAAAAAACATTCTGGAAATATTATCTACATCGATAACAGACCCGCTATAACAAGATCTTCAAATCAAAAAGAAGATGTCAAGATTATTTTGCAATTCTAATATCCAATAACTCCCATGGCTCAACAAACAAATTTAAATGTTTCTCCATATTTTGACGATTTTGATGCTGACAAGAATTATCATAAAATTCTGTTTAAACCGGGATATCCTGTTCAAGCCAGAGAGTTAACAGGTGTTCAATCCATAATACAAAATCAAATTGATAGATTTGGGCAACATGTGTTTAAAGATGGTGCCAAAGTTATTCCCGGAAATTGGTCTTACTACTCAAACTATCCTGGAATTAGAATAAACAATACTCATCTTGGTGTTCCAGTATCACTATATACTGATCAATTGGTTGGTAAAAGAATTATTGGTCAAACTTCAGGAATTACAGCTATAGTTGATTATGTATTACCTCCAGAACTATCTAGTACTGGAGATACTGTTTTATATGTTCAATATGCATCATCATCTGCAACCGATAAAGAAAGTGATACTTTTTTGGATGGAGAATTTTTAAATTTACAATCAGATGTTATCACGACAGAGTTAAATGATAATTTTATACCTCAAGGAGAGTCATTTGCATCAACAATATCGTCAAACTCTAATATCACAGGTTCATCATTTTCAATAAATGATGGTGTTTATTTTATTAGAGGATATTTTGTAGATGTACAATCTGAAAGAATTTTGTTGGCAGAAAATAATGCTGATGTTGAAAGATTTAATGTAAGAATTGGATTTAGAATACTCGAAGAAATTGTAACTTCTGATTTTGATGAATCTTTAACAGACAATGCTAAAGGATTTAATAATTATGCAGCACCAGGAGCAGATAGATTTAAATTATCAGTGTCTCTTGCATATAAATCATTAACCGATTCCAATGATGCAGATTTTGTAGAATTAGCTAGAGTTGAAAACGATACTCTTCAAGAGATACAAAAATATACTGAGTATGATCATCTTGCTGACGAATTTGCTAGAAGAACATTTGAAGAATCTGGCGATTATTTTGTAAAAGATTTTGATATAAGTGTTTTAGAATCATTAAATAATGGTAACAATGGTGGTATTTTTTATGATGGAGAAACAACATATTCTGGTGGAACGCCAAATCCGAGCACTGCAATATACAAAATTTCTCCTGGATGTGCTTATGTTAGAGGATACAGAATTGATAGAACTTCTCCAACATATTTGGATATTGCAAAACCAAGAACTACAAAAGAATTAACAGGTCAAAGTATAGAATATAATACTGGAGCAACTTTTAAACTGAATAGAGTTAAAGGTGCTCCCACGATTGGAATTGGAAATACTTATATTGTAAGTTTAAGAGATCAACGTATAGATCCAAGAGCTGCTGGTTTGGGAACAGATCCTGTTTTGCCGAATAAAGAAATTGGTATTGCTAGAGTATATGATTTTGCATTGGAAGGTGGTTCTTATGATACTACTGATGGGGACATAAATCAATGGGATATTACATTATATGATATTCAAACGTTTACTGATATTAAATTAAATGAGCCAATAACTCTTAGTGTTCCTACCCATATTAAAGGAAAATATTCTGGAGCAACAGGATTTTTAAGAAGTCCTGTAAGTGCAGGAACAGCGATGACTGTATATGACACAAAGGGTGATTTTGTTTTAAATGAACCATTCATATTTGATGGTGTAGAAAATAGTAGAATTGGTGTGGGTCTCACAATTCACAAACTATCTGATGCAAAATCGATTATTGGTGGAGCAGGTTTATTAGGGGATGTTGGTTCTGGAGTTTCATTTACTGCAGATATTATGCTTTCCAGAATTGGTTATAATATTGGTCTTGGAACTATTACTTCTTCCAGCATCAGCAATAGCGTGACGAGCTATCATCTTTTCGGTACTTTAGATCCTGACGGAAATCCTGGAGTATCTACATTTATTGCCGAAAATATGAACGGACTTCTCAATAATGTGGAAGTTAATGATATTATCAGGTATACCACAACGGGTTCAAATGGTGGTTCTGATGTGCCTGATGGTGGAAGAACCTGGTATAATAGAGTTGTCAAGATTGTAAGGACCGAAGAAGACACGGAAACTGCACCATCACCTGGATTAGCAGGTATGGGAAGTTTTGGAAGATATGGACAACACTTACTAGTAACTCCAATTCCGAATATTCCTGGTAGAGTAGAAGCTACTGGTCCAACTGTAAATAATATTGCCAGTGGTAGAAATCCGTACGGATTTGTAGGTCACTCTGGTAGAATACTTGGTGGAACTAATGCAACCTGGAATGTACAAGATGCAGTTATCTTAAAATCCCCCCTAATCAGTTCCACTAACAATACTTTATATACAAAAATACCAAAAAATAATATTTCCGATGTAACTTTAGATGATGCACAACTGGTTATTAGAAAAACATTTGATGTAACAATTGCTGATAACCAGTTGTCATCTGCATTGGTAGCAGGTGACAATGAAACATTTGAACCTTTTGATGAAGAAGATTATATTTTAATTCGCACTGATGGTGATGATGGGGGAACAGAGGTTCTTACGGAAGATAAATTTGAGATAACTTCAGGCGGAAAATCTTTACAAATAAGAAATTTAAGTGACACTGGTGGTGCAGCAAAATTAATAGCAACTCTTCGTAAAGTAAAACCAACTTCAAAAATAAAAATAAAGAACAAAATTAATACTATTGTAATTGATAAATCAAATGATGTTGGTTCTGGAGCAGGGTCAACTACTCTCAATGATGGTTTAACATATGGAAATTATCCGTTTGGTACAAAAGTTCAAGATGAATCAATATCTTTAAATGTACCAGATGTTGTGGAAGTTCTGGGAATTTTTGAATCAAAAGATACCTCAGCTCCATCGGCACCAAAATTAACATTGAATGCACTAACCGGTCCTTCTGGAACAACGGACGATTTAATAATTGGTGAAAAGGTATTTGGTCAAACATCCAAAGCAGTTGCTATTGTTGCATCAAAATTATCATCAAATCAAATAGAATGTTTATTTAAAACAGATGTCAAATTTGAAATTGGAGAGGTTTTACGATTCCAAGAATCGTCTGTTCGTGCTCTTCCGTCAGCATTAGATGAAACAAGTAAAAATATATCATCACATTATCTTTATAATAGTGGACAAACTGGTTCGATCTATAATTATTCTTCCATAAAAAGAAAACCAGGTTTTGAAAAACCAAAGAAACAAATAAAAGTATATTTTTCAAATTTATATTTTAGTTCATCGGATGATGGCGATATTGTAACTGCAAGATCATATAGCACTGGAATAGATTATGCTAAAGATATTAGAACGGTTAATGGAATAAGAAACACTGATATTATTGACATTAGACCAAGGGTTTCTACTTATGGTGTTGAAGTTGATAAGAGGTCTCCTCTAGAATTTTTTGGTAGAACTTTTAATCAAAGTGGAAATTCTGCTGCAAATATTTTAGCCTCAGATAAATCAATACTTATTGATTATACATTTTATCTTGGAAGAATTGATAGGATTTATCTTTCAAAAACGGGAGCTATTACAGTTCAAAAAGGAGATCCATCAGAACATCCCAAAAAACCAGTTTCAATTGATGAAGCTTTAGAGTTAGGATTTATAAATCTTCCACCATATCTATATTCTTCTAGACAAGCAAAAGTTTCATTTTTAGAACATAAGAGATATAGAATGAAGGATATCTCTAAATTGGAAAATAGAATTAAAAATTTAGAATATTATACTTCTTTATCATTACTGGAAACGAATACTGAAAATCTATTTGTACCAGATGATGAAGGATTGAATAAATTTAAATCTGGATTTTTTGTTGATAACTTCAAGACAAATCTCAATCAAGAGGGCAGTATTCCTCTTAAAAATAGTATTGATATTGGAAATAGTGAATTGCGCCCAAGACATTATACAAATTCTGTAGATTTAGAAATAGGACCTGTTGATGGAGTTTCTCCTGATACTGATGCTAGATGGAGTATTCCCGAAGGTACTAATATTGCAAGAAGTGCAAATAATTTATTAACATTGTCTTATAATGAATTACTCTGGAAAACACAACCATTTGGTACAAGAGAAGAAAGTGTAACCCCATATTTGATAGATGTATGGTATGGTAGATTAACTCTAGACCCATCATCAGATACCTGGGTAGATACTGTAAGAATAGATGCAAAAGTAATTCAAGTTGAAGGAAATTATAATGATACGATTGCCATTCTTGGTGCAGATCCACAAACTGGGTTAGGGCCAATAATTTGGGATGCTCCAGAGACTGTTTGGACTGGCACGAGGACCAATTCATTCTCTGTTCAAAGAACCGAAGTTGGTAATTTTTCAATTGATACAGACCTTGAAACTAATATTAACACATCGCAAGATGCACTTAGAGCAGGTCAAACAACTACGGTGAATGGAAGTGTTTCTAGTACATTTGAGGTAGAACTATCAGGTACGGAAACAGTATTTGAAGATACTATTACAGAGACGTTCAATACAGGTACAGAAACAAGGAATGGTGTAAGGGCTCTTATTACTGAAAGATATGATCAAGAATCTCAAGGAGATAAAGTTGTAAGTAGAGAGTTAATCACTTTCATGAGGAGACGCAATATTACTTTTATTGGTTCTCAATTGAAACCACAGACTAAACTCTATGCGTATTTTGATGGCGTTAAAGTTGATAAGTATGTTACTCCAAAACTTTTACAAGTTGAAATGATTTCGGGGGTATTTCAAGTTGGAGAAACTGTTGCAACTGATATAGTTCCTGGTACATATACAAATCCTTATATAAAATTTAGACTTGCAAGACCTGATCATAAAGAAGGTCCTTTCAATGATCCATCTAGGACATATACTTCAAATCCATATACTACTGTTGTTTCTACATCAACTGAAAGTTATTACGACTTAGCAGCTAGATCTGAACTTAATGCCATTCCATCTTCATACTCATCAACTTCAGATATATTAAATATTGACCTATTATCTTTATCAAGTCGTGGTAATGGATTCTTTGGTTATGCTTCAGTTGGAATGATATTGAAGGGTCAAACTAGTGGTGCCATTGCTCGTGTAACAGCTAAAGATTTAATAACTGATATTGCTTCTACAATATATGGAGATTTACGTATTCCAAATCCAAATTTTGCATCTAATTTGAAATTTGAAACTGGCAGTAAAGTTTTAACTTTAACTGATAATCCAAATTCTTTCAGCTCATTTAATAAAACAAGTGCTCAAGCAGAATTTGTATCTTCTGGTACATTAGAAACGGTTCAAGAAGAAATTATCAGTACAAGAAATGCTCAAGTTCGATATCAAGAACTTCAAACTTCACGCACAGTTGAGGAATTTGTAGGATCTGACGTTGTGACAGAAGTTGTAAGCACTACAAACTTTACAGATAATGGTTCAACTACTTCAAATGACACTTTTAGTCTTCAGATACCTCCAGGTGCACAAGGTGCCACAGGTGCACAAGGTGCCACAGGTGCCACAGGTGCACAAGGTGCACGAGGTGGAACAGGTGGTGGCGGCCGTGCTTTCTGGAATAATTTCGATCCTAGAACCCAGACTGGGTTCCACAACGTGCCGGTGCGGTGGAACAACGGCGGTGGTGGTGGTGGTGACCCCATCGCACAAACTTTCTTATGTGAAGAACCTAGTGGACTGTTCTTAACTTCTTTAGATGTCTTTTTCTCTCAAGTTGATCCTGATGGAATCCCTGTAATTTTTCAATTAAGAAATGTTGTCAACGGATATCCAGAATCTAATGTGTTTATACCAGGTTCTGAAGTATATATCGAACCATCAGAGATTCAGGTTTCACCAGATGGATCTATTCCCACAAGAATTAATTTGCCAGGTCCAGTTTATTTGAGTCCGGGAAAAGAATACGCTTTAATATTAATGTCAGCATCTACATCATATAAAGTTTTAATATCTAGAGTTAAAGAAAATGATTTAATAACTGATGAATTTGTTAGCACTCAACCTACATTAGGATCACTATTCAAGTCACAAAATTCCACTGCATGGGAATCAAGTCAGTGGGAGGATCTCAAGTTCAATTTATATGTTGCCAATTTTGCCACTAGTGGAACGGTTGAATTCTATAACCCAATCCTCTCTGATGCTGATGGCTATGTTCCTACGTTAATGAAAGATTCTGTGGTTGTAAATTCTAGGCAAGTACGAATTGGAATTGGATCAACTTTACAAGATGACAATATCCGCATAGGAAATACGGTAACGCAGGATGGAACTAGTGCTTCAGGAAATTTAAAAGGATTTGCTGGCTCTATAGACGGAGCATTTTCTATTGTCAATAGTGGAATTGGTTATACTCCCAATTCCGGATCTTTTACATTTACTGGTGTTGCAGTAACTGCTGTTACTGGATTTGGAAGAGATGCCACAGCAGAAATTACCGTTACTGATGGTGTAATCTCTTCAGCAACTGTAACAACAGGTGTTGAGGGAACAGGATATCAAGTCGGTGATGTTCTAGCTGTTCCAAAACTTGGAAATGAAAATGTTGGAGAAGTTGGAGCTAATGGAAGACTTTCAGTCGTTTCTATTGCTGCTACAAATATGCTAATCCTTGATGATGTTCAGGGAGATTTCCAAACTGGAAGTTTTAATTCAGGAATTTCATCTGTTCGATATGATACCATTAAAGATGGTGTAGGACTTTCTACAACATTAAATGGTGCAAATGATGTTGGTGGTGGTGTATACATCGATAATATTATTACGGTCAGTGATGGTTTGCATCTTAAAATAAACCATAAAAATCATGGTATGCACCATGAAATTAATAGAGTTGCTTTAAATAATGTAATTTCTGATGTGTCTCCAACAAAATTAAGTGCAGCGTATTCATCTTCTTCAACCGATTCTATTTCAATTGATGATAGTTCACAATTTGGAACATTTGAGAATGTTTCAGTTGCATCATCTATGCCAGGTTATGCTAGGATACAAAATGAAATTATTTCGTATACTGGAGTTTCTGCAGGTCAACTTACTGGTATTACTAGAGGAGATTTGCCTGGAGATTATCCCTTAGGAACACCAGTTGAAAAGTATGAATTTCATGGAGTTTCTTTGAGAAGGATAAACAAAACACATTTACTTAGTGATGTGGATAAAACAATTATACCCAAACCCATTACATTTGATAGTTATCATGTAAAACTTGATATGGGAATTGATGGAACCGATAGAAACACCAATGAAAACAGCTATCCAAAACTTTATCTCACAGAAACTTCTAGTGATGGTGGACTTATAACTAATGCATCACAAAATATGCCTTTTGAAATTATTAAACCAATGGTCCAAAATATTTCTGTGAGTGGAGCATCAATTAAAGCTTCAATTAGAACAGTCTCTGGAACAAATCTTAATGATGGATCTGGAACTGGATCTGATCTTCCTTTTGTAGTTCAACCAAGAGTTCCTGTTACAATAAATGAAGTAAATTATCTCGATAATACCAGTATTATTTGTTCTAGAAATAATGAACTTGAAAATGCATCAATTTCTCAACTTCCAGGAGCAAGATCATTCAATCTTCAATTACAGTTAAATACTAATAATCAATTAGTATCTCCTGTTATTGATCTTGAAAGGATAAATGTTGTGTTAACCTCTAATAGAATTGATTCGCAAATTTCTGATTTTAATACTGATAATAGAGTGAATACTTTATTAGAAGATCCATCTTCTTTCTCTTACATCACAAAAGAACTTCAACTAAAAAATTCATCAACTTCCATTCAAGTTCTTCTCGATGCACACCTCAATGTGTTCTCGGATTTAAGAGTGTTTTATGCTATCAGTGATAAATCTAATTTTGAACCAATATTCATTCCCTTCCCAGGATATGATAATCTTGATCCACAAGGAAATATAATATCTTCACAAAATAATAGTGGTAGACCAGACAGCCGTGTTTCACCATCATCATATGGTTCATTTGAATCTCTTGATTTGGCCTTCAAGGAGCATAAATTTAGTGTTTCTAATTTGCCATCATTCAGATTCTATAGAATAAAACTGGTGGCAGCATCATCCAATCAGGTGTATGTCCCCAGAATTCGTAACCTAAGAACCATTTGTTTTGCATAAAGTATTATGAGCGATTTAATTAAGGTGGAGGGTCATGCAAATTTGAGACGTGACCCTCATACAAATTCAATTATCAATACAGATAAATCTGGATATGATCAGTATATTGCACGTCGCAATAAAAAAAACGAAGAAAAACAAAAATCCTTGCAAATGGAGGAAGAAGTTGCTAATATGAAAAAAGATCTAGATGAAATTAAAACCTTACTAAGGAGATTAACTAATGGATCCTGAATCAATTCAACTGGATAATATCAATAAGCAATTTGAATATTTTAAAATTTCTAAAGAAGTTGATAATATTACTTGCATTGATTCTCTTAAGAATATGTTAAAAGCATATATTAAGTTATACTATAAGCAACAAGAGGTATTAACCAACATGGCTAAAATGCCATAAATATTCAAAAAAGAGTCCATAGATATGGCGCAACCATCCACAAAACAAGAGTTAATAGATTATGCAAAAAGAAAACTGGGAGCGCCAGTTTTAGAAATTAATGTTGCGGATGAGCAAATTGATGACTTAATTGATGATGCTGTTCAATTTTTTCAAGAACGGCATTTTGATGGTGTATATCCTGCATTATTTAAATATCAAATAACAGAAGAAGACATAAATCGAGGAAAAGCAAAGGCCCCGACAGGTGTTGGTATCGCTACGACTTCTGCCACAGAAACAATTGTTGGTACAGCAACAACTTTCAGTTATTATGAAAATTCAAATTATTTAAAAATTCCAAATTCTGTAATTGGTGTTACTAAAATATTTCATTTTGATGGATCTAATGCTGTTTCCAGCAATATGTTTAGTGCCAAATATCAATTATTTTTAAATGACGTTTATTATTGGGGTTCGACAGAACTTTTATCTTATTCAATGGTAAAAACATATCTTGAAGATATTAATTTTTTACTTACTACACAAAAACAAATTAGATATAATAAGAGACAAGATAGACTTTATTTGGATATTGATTGGAATACGGTAAATGCCGGAGACTTTTTTATCATCGATTGTTTTTCTGTTTTAGATCCAAATTCATATTCTGAAGTATGGAATGATTCTTTTTTGAAAAAATATGTGACTTCACTGATTAAGAAACAGTGGGGCCAAAATTTAATTAAATTTCAAGGCGTAAAACTTCCCGGTGGTGTGGAGCTTAATGGAAGACAGTTATATGATGATGCTCAAAAAGAAATAGACGACCTAATGGAAAAAATGTCAAATACATACGAACTTCCTCCATTAGATATGATTGGTTAATGCTATGCTAAATCCATTTTTTCTACAAGGGTCGCAAACAGAGCAAGGTCTGGTTCAAGATCTCATAAATGAGCAATTGAGAATGTATGGTGTAGAAGTACATTATATTCCTAGAAAATATGCAACTGAAAAGACAATAATCCAAGAAGTCATTCAATCAAAATTTGATCAGGCTCATCCTATTGAGGCATATGTCAATAATTATGAAGGGTATGGTGATAATACAACTATCCTTTCAAAGTTTGGTATACAAGCAACAAATGAAATTGAATTGATAATTTCTAAAGAAAGATATGAGCAATATATATCACCATTACTCAAAGATAGGTCTAACGTAAAACTAACTACTCGGCCAAAAGAAGGAGACTTAATTTATTTTCCACTAGGCGATAGGATTTTTGAAATTAAGTTTGTTGAGCACGAAAAACCATTCTATCAACTTAGAAAAAACTATGTTTATGTTCTGAAATGTGAACTATTCAGAATGGAACAAAATGATATCCTCGATACGGGTATTTCAGAAGTTGATGATGTTCTTACAGGAATCTCAACAAATTTAGACGATGGTTATGTCTCATTTGGTAGTGTACAAACTTTAAATATGGTTGGTGCAGGAGTGACTGCAACTGCATCCATATCTCAAGTGTTAAATGGATCAATTCAATATATTACAGTCACTAATCGTGGTGGTGGGTATTCAAGTGCACCAACAGTTGCTATATCCTCTGCACCTTCTGGAGGAACTACTGGAATAGCAACGGCAGTGATGATTAGTGGTATTGTTGTATGTACAGACAATACTAATCCTAACGCAAAGTCTGTTCAATCAGTTAATTTAGTTAATCCTGGTAGTGGTTATACCACTGCACCTGGAATTAGATTCATTGGAGGTGGTGGAAGTGGTGCAGCTGCGACTTCTATGATATCTACAGGTTCTATTGGTCCAATTACAGTTTCGAATGCTGGATCTGGTTATACTGTTGCCCCACCTGTCACGTTTACAGGAATTTCCACAGTATCAGCCGCTGCCACTGCGGTGGTGAGTTCTGCAGGAACAATTACTGCAATTAATATTACAAATACTGGTACTGGATATACTGAAGCACCAACGGTCACCATAGGATCTCCATATTTGTCTGGAATTGGAACTTATATTTTCAATGAAGTTATTACAGGTTCTACTAGTGGAACAACAGCAAGAGTTAGATCTTGGAATGTAAATACTAGTGTTCTTGAAATTGCTTCTGCTAGTGGAGAATTTGTTTCCGGAGAAACTGTCGTTGGTGAAGATTCTGAAGCATCTTATATGATAAGAACGATAACTGAATTTGAGGCATCAGATGGATTTAGTAGTAATGATGATATAGAGACAGAAGCTGATGCAATTATCGACTTTTCAGAGGGAAATCCTTTTGGTCAGGCATAAAGTATAAATAGAACTTATTGGCCCTCTAAAGTGTAGAAATGTTTGATTATTTTTATCACGAAATTTTTAGAAAAACAATCATTGCTTTTGGAACATTATTCAACAGCATAGAAATTAGGCAGACAAATTCTGCAGATTCTGTTGTTAATATAATGAAAGTGCCTCTTGCATATGGGCCCACACAGAAGTTTTTAGCAAGACTTGAGCAATCTCCGGATTTAAATAAACCAACTCAAATGACACTACCAAGAATGTCATTTGAATTTACTGGTGTTACATATGATCCTTCTAGAAAAATTACCGCAACTCAACAATTTGTTGTAAAAAATCCAAATGATGGATCGGACGTTAAGAAATCGTTCATGCCTGTTCCATATAATATGCAGTTTGAATTGAGTATTATGACAAAACTCAATGATGATGCTTTGCAAATAGTTGAGCAAATTCTTCCATATTTTCAACCAGCATATAATCTATCAGTGACTCTCGTAGAATCTGGAATAAATGAGAAAAGGGATATTCCCATTGTTTTAGAAAATGTCACAATGCAAGATGATTATGAGGGCGATTATTCTACAAGAAGAGTTCTTCTTTACACATTGAGGTTTAGTGCAAAGACGTATCTTTTTGGACCTGTTTCTTCTGCATCCAAGGATATTATCAAGTCTTCAACAATCAGTTATATTACTGGTACAGATACTACAAATACCACAAGAAATCTTTCTTACACGGCCGTCCCAAGAGCAATTAAGAATTATAGTGGTGATGTATTAACCAATCTAACATCAGATATTGTAAAAACAGACACATCTATTGAAGTTGATGATGCAAGTTCTATTACAAATAAAACGTATCTTGATTTGGAAGGAGAGCAAATATTTGTCACTCGAATTGATGGCAATACTATGACAGTGGAAAGGGGTAAAGATGGCACTACTATTACAGATCATCTTCGTGGTGCTCCGATAAAACCAATTACAGCAACCGATAATGCACTTGTCGAATTTGGAGATGATTTTGGTTTTGATGGTACTATAAGTTAAGTAATTAAAAAATATGACTAAAAAGTATGAAGATTTGAGCGATGCTTTTAATGTAGAAGCAGAAATAGTTCCTGAAAAAGAAAATGACATGAATGTACCTGTAATAACACCTGATGAAAAAAAGATTTCAAATGATGTTCAAAAAGATTATGAATATACGAGAGGAAATTTATATTCGATAATTGAAAAAGGTCAAGAAGCAATTAATGGTATTCTTGAGTTAGCTCAAGAAACGGAGCAACCAAGGGCATATGAAGTTGCTGGTCAATTAATTAAAAGTGTTTCAGATGCGACAGATAAATTAATGGAACTTCAGAAAAAACTAAAGGATGTTGAGGAAGATAAAGGTTCAAAAGGTCCAACAAATGTTACTAATGCACTCTTTGTTGGTTCTACAGCAGAATTAGCTAAACTCTTGAAAAAACAAAACGAAGATAAATAACTAAAAATACAAGTGTGTCATGGCAGCAACATCGGTAAATTTAACAATAGATAAAGGAACCGACTTTGAGGCAACTTTTAATCTAACAAATAGTGATGAATCGATTGCAAATTTGGCAAGTTCTTCAATATCTGCAAAAATTAAAAAACATCCAACAGCATCTTCTTCAGTATCTTTTGCATCAACCATAACTGAAGCAACGGGAAAAGTTATAATATCAATGGCATCCACAGTTACTTCAGAATTAAGTTCTGGAAGAAATTACTACGATGTTTTGTTGACTGATAGTGGAGGTTCTGTATCAAAAGTTATTCAAGGTATGGTTTTAGTTAATGATTCTGTATCATCATGACAGAATACAACGTATCTTTAACAAGTTCAGAATATAGCATTTCTTTAGATACCCAGTCTTCTTTAACAGTATCTAGTGTTAGTATAGGAGCAACAGCTGTGCCTGCAAAATTTTCAGATCTTTCAGATTTTAATGGAGATTCAGTATCTGATAAGTACGTAATTATGTACAATTCGTCAACACAAACTTATGAGGCAGTCAATCCTGATGAAATATTTACAGCTGCTGTAAATGAAACCTCATCTCCAGGAATATCTACTGTATTTTTAAATCAATTGGGAAGTGATTTAGATAATCAAATAGATGTTGATGCTGGGACTTTCTGAAAGATAAATATTTTTAATGCCTGGTATATACTAGGTTTAAGGTAAATACCATCAATGAGGAAGTTGAATGGCTGACCCAACGATAAGAATTAAAAGGTCTTCTGTCGCCGGAAAAATTCCGACAGGAGACCAATTATCTTTAGGAGAAATAGCCCTAAACACATATGATGGTAAGTTTTACGCTTCTAAAAATGTTGGTATTGGAACTACAGTATTTGCAGTCAATACATGGTCTGCTGGAGTAGGGACTAATTATTATGATACTTATTTTACTGAAGGTAATGTTGGAATAGGAACGACAATACCAACATCAAAACTTCATGTTGGTGGTGATATTTTAGTATCTGGGTTTTCGACAGTAAGTAATATTAAAATTGAAAATTCACTATATGATTCAAACAATAACGTAGGTTCATCTGGATCGGTATTAAGTTCCACAGGTTCCAATTTAATCTGGATATCTCAAGTTGCTGGAAATCAAGGTTTCCAAGGTGCACAAGGTAATCAAGGATATCAAGGAAACACAGGATCTCAAGGTGCCGCAGGGTCTACAGGTGCACAGGGTTCACAAGGAACTTCAGGATCCCAAGGTAATCAAGGAAATCAGGGCGATACTGGAGTACAAGGTTCTACTGGAGCACAAGGTGCCACAGGTTCTCAAGGTGCTACTGGAGCTCAAGGTGCTACTGGTGCTCAAGGAGATGTTGGTGCACAGGGTAATCAAGGTAATCAAGGTAATCAAGGAACTTCAGGATCCCAAGGTAATCAAGGTAATCAAGGCGATACTGGTGCTCAAGGTGCACAAGGTGCCACAGGTGCTCAAGGAGACACTGGTGCTCAAGGTGCTCAAGGCGATACTGGAGCTCAAGGTAATGAAGGCGATACTGGAGCTCAAGGAGACACAGGTGCTCAAGGTAATCAAGGAGACACTGGTGCTCAAGGCAATCAAGGTAATCAAGGTAATCAAGGTGCTACAGGAACCCAAGGTAATCAAGGTAATCAAGGAGACACTGGTGCTCAAGGCAATCAAGGCGATACGGGAGCTCAAGGTGCCACAGGTGCTCAAGGAAATCAGGGCAATGATGGAAATTTTGGTGGTGCTACCTTTGATTATACATTTAGCACTACAACAACAGATTCTGATCCCGGTCAGGGAAATTTAAGATTTAACAATGCTACTTTATCATCAGCTACATTAATGTATATTGATGATGAAGATGATAATGGAACTGACATACAATCATTTTTAAGAACTATTGATGATTCCACTTCTACAATTAAGGGACATGTTAGAGTATCTAATAAATTAGACGCTAGTGATTTTGCACTGTTTACAATTAGTGGAACAAATGTAGAAGCAACTGGATATCATAAAGTAACTGTAACTTTTGTTTCTGGGAGTGCATCTTCATTTAGTGATAGTGAAGATATAATAGTTACCTTTGCTAGAACTGGTAATATTGGTGACACTGGAGCTCAAGGTGCTCAAGGTAATCAAGGTGCTACAGGCACTGGTGCTCAAGGAGACACTGGTGCTCAAGGTAATCAAGGACATCAAGGTCTTACTGGATCTGGAGCTCAAGGTGCTCAAGGAGATACAGGAGCTCAAGGTAATCAAGGCGATACGGGAGCTCAAGGTGCCACAGGTGCTCAAGGTAATCAAGGCGATACTGGAGCTCAAGGTAATCAAGGCGATACTGGAGCTCAAGGAGACACTGGTGCTCAAGGTAATCAAGGAGATACTGGAGCACAAGGTAATCAAGGCGATACGGGAGCTCAAGGTGCCACAGGTGCTCAAGGTGCTCAAGGAGATGTTGGTGCACAAGGTAATCAAGGACATCAAGGTGATACAGGAGCACAAGGTAATCAAGGAGATACTGGAGCACAAGGTGCCACAGGTGCTCAAGGAAATCAAGGTAATCAAGGTAATCAAGGCAATCAAGGTAATCAAGGAAATACTGGCGATACTGGTGCTCAAGGTGCCACAGGAAATACTGGTGCTCAAGGTGCACAAGGCAATCAAGGAAATCAGGGATATCAGGGAGATCAAGGTGATAAAGGAGGTCTTTTATATCTCTTTGATGGTGCAAGTCAGGCAAGTGACCCATCTAATGGAGATGTTAGATTTAACAATGCTACATTTGGTTCTGTAACAATAGTATATGTTGATGGACTAACATCAGATGCAGCAAATATAGAAACTTATGTTGATACTTGGGGAGATTCTACCAATACCGTTAAAGGTCATTTAATTATAAAATCAAATACAAATTCGGATGTAACATATTGTATTTTTGAAGTTACTGGGGTTAGTGCACAAACTGGATGGACTAATATTAATGTCCAAAACCCAGTAGGGTCTGCACCATCAGATAATGAATCAATAGTTCTTGAATTTATTAGATCTGGTGATATAGGTGCTCAAGGTGCTCAAGGAGCACAGGGAAATCAAGGATATCAAGGTGATACTGGAGCTCAAGGTAATCAGGGCCATCAAGGAGACACAGGTGCTCAAGGCAATCAAGGTAATCAAGGAGACACTGGTGCTCAAGGTGCCACAGGTGCTCAAGGAGATGTTGGTGCACAAGGTAATCAAGGTAATCAGGGAGATGTAGGTGCTCAAGGTGCACAAGGTGCCACAGGTGCTCAAGGAGATGTTGGTGCTCAAGGTAATCAAGGACATCAAGGACATCAAGGTGCCACAGGTGCTCAAGGAGACGTTGGTGCACAAGGTAATCAAGGCAATCAAGGTAATCAAGGTGCCACAGGTGCTCAAGGAGACACCGGAGCTCAAGGTAATCAAGGACATCAAGGAGACACTGGTGCTCAAGGTAATCAAGGACATCAAGGTGATACCGGAGCTCAAGGTAATCAAGGGCATCAAGGAGACACCGGAGCTCAAGGTAATCAAGGGCATCAAGGTGATACCGGAGCACAGGGAAATCAAGGATATCAAGGTGATACCGGAGCACAGGGAAATCAAGGATATCAAGGTGATACTGGAGCACAGGGTAATCAAGGACATCAAGGAGACACCGGAGCTCAAGGTAATCAAGGACATCAAGGTGATACTGGAGCACAGGGTAATCAAGGACATCAAGGAGACACCGGAGCTCAAGGTAATCAAGGTTATCAAGGCAATCAGGGCACTGAAGGTAATTTCGGTGGTGCCACATTCTATTACACCTTTGAAACAAATACTACAGATGCCAATCCTGGTGCTGGAGATTTAAGATTAGACAACTCTACGCAAAATGCTGCAACTGGTATCTATATCTGTGATACTGATGAGAGCGGTAATGATATATCATCTTATCTACAAACTATTGATGACTCTACGAGCACTATCAAGGGCCATGTCAAAATTTCAAACAAAACAGACGCAAGTCAATTCATATTATTCACAATTTCCAGCCTGACTGACAACACTGGTTATTTTGATATTACAGTAAGTCCTGTTGACTCATCAGCAACCAATCCATTTAGTGATGGTGAAGACATTATCATTACTTTTGCTAGAACTGGTGATAAAGGAGACACTGGAGCTCAAGGCAATCAAGGTTATCAAGGTAACACTGGAGCACAAGGAGACACTGGTGCTCAAGGTAATCAAGGTAACACTGGAGCACAAGGAGACACTGGTGCTCAAGGTAATCAAGGTAATCAAGGTGATACTGGTGCTCAAGGTAATCAAGGTAATCAAGGACATCAAGGAGACACTGGTGCTCAAGGTAATCAAGGACATCAAGGTGATACCGGAGCTCAAGGTAATCAAGGTCATCAAGGAGACACCGGAGCTCAAGGTAATCAAGGGCATCAAGGAGACACTGGTGCTCAAGGTAATCAAGGACATCAAGGAGACACTGGTGCTCAAGGTAATCAAGGACATCAAGGACATCAAGGTGATACGGGTGCACAAGGAGATGTTGGTGCACAAGGTAATCAAGGACATCAAGGACATCAAGGTGATACTGGTGCACAAGGTAATCAAGGACAT